CTGTCATAACTAGGATTTATTAGTCATACTAAGCATAATTATACTTCAAGGCAATGACACAGATTTATCCTGTATTAATAGGAGTGGCAGCAACAGCTTTTGTAATGGTTTTATCTAATATCAGTAGTCGAAGAGATAGAGATATTATCGAATTGTTCCGAAGAGTAAATCAACTTGAAAAAGAAGTAAGTAGGTTAGAAGGCCAGAATCGTTAATCTTTGGTATGTTTGGGAAAGAACATAAAATACTATGTCTAAATTTTTAATCGGTCTGTTTATCAAATTTGGTAAATCTGAATCTCTGCGTAAAGCTGCTTTAAGTCTTTTGAAAGATCTTGCTGCTAAATCAGACAATGATGTTGATGATGCAATTGTCAAAATGATTGAAGAAAAATTGTTCCCAGTAAAATGAACATAAAAAAATTTCTCAATATTGACATAGAACCAGCACCTATAGAAATGGAATTAGATGTTGAACTGCGTTGTAGAGAAATTATGAAGAGTAATGATGTCAACAATATAAAAAGATATTGTACTCATCTTGTTAGGCATAAGTTAGAACAAGATGTTTTTTTAGCCTCTATGTTGGGCAGATTAGTTGAATTAGAGGCTGCTATCGTTGTTAAAGAAATTAGAGAAAGAAAAAAAACTAATCCTGTGAAGAAATTTTTTCATATTCCTTAATTTCATCATCAGAAAAATCTCTTATAAATAATTTATCAATCTTGTCAATTTCATAATTAAATTTGAGAATAGCTGTTTTTATATGTTCACTAACCCAGTTGCCTTCGTTAGAAACAACTTGAGCTTTACCTTTTTCATTAATAAAAACATAATGATCTTGTCCCTTAAGTTGAACATCTAATAAATTTTTTTCTAATCTTATACGTCTTAACTCTTTTAATTTGCGTAATTTAAGAACAGAGGCTTTAGGATTATTCATTTTTGATAACCAGTAGGAGGTGGTGTAAGCCAGTAGCGTACACCATTTATTATTTTGAAATGGATATTTAGGTTGGGATCTTGTACTAAATATTGATCTTTATACTTAGAAAGGTAAATCATCTGTGGTTGGTGCATCTTCTATCTTTTGTGGATTAATGTTACCAAATAATCCATACTGCCCATCCATACCTTTAGCGTTGACATATATACATTGAGTTTTAACTTTCTCTTTCTTTTTAAAGTCATAAACCTCGCCCTTTTTTTGTTTGGTGTAACTTAGTGCTTTTAAATGATCTATGAATTGATCGAGAGAATCAACTGGTATTGTGAGAGTCAACACTTTTGCATCGCTATCATCATTAAATCTATCTTCTCCGATTGACCATTTGATAGGTAAAGGAAGTGCTGGATTAAAGTCAGCCATAATTAAAAAAATCTTTTACTAAATTGTTTAGAAATGTATTTATAGAGACATTGTTCGACTTACAATGTTCTCTGATTAAAGAAGCAAGATCATCATTGGTACGCACCCCAAATACGTTTCTGTTCCAATCTTTACGTTGATCTGCTCGTCTTTGTTCAAGTTGTCTCATAATCTCTTGACCAGAGAACTCAGCTTCTTCGGTTGTCATTAGTTGTCAGCTATCTTTGATATAGCATGACTGAGAAACTCTCCATGTCTAGCTTCTGTAATGAATCCTGTAACTCTGGGAACTTTAAATTCAGTTATAAAAGAAGCAGCAATTTCTTTTGCTTTATCAGGATTAGTTTCCATTAACTGCTTAAGCTGATCTGTGATTAGATTTCTAGCTTCAGTAGTGATTGGGGGATTTTTCTTGGCTTGTTCTGATACAGGCTCTAGCTTTTGTTTGGCTTTTGTATGTGTCCTGTCAGTACCTTTCTCTTTAACTGGTGGTTGAGTAAGAGCCACAGCATCATCATCATGTTCTGATCCGATACCATAAGCAGCAGCAAGAGCGTATCTTCGAGAATAGGTTATAGCTATTCCAAGATCGTGATAAACATTGTTACCATTTAATTCTCTAAGAGGTAATTTACTTTCAAGTCTCTCGTTCTTAAAATATAAAGTGGTAATTAAAACTGTAAGAGTTTTACCATCTTCAAGAGGAAGATAATCAAAAGTCTGTGTATGAGATATACCAAGTTCAGTTGCAGGTTGAAGTGCTTTTAAAACATCTTCTAGCAAAGAATAAGTACGAGGTTGTGGAAATTTTGCCTTACCATTTTTATCAGCAGCTTTAACTTGCGATTGAAAAATAGCAAGAGCTTCAGATAAGGTGGAGGGCTGTTTTGTGGCCATTAGTTTATTGTACTAAACTATTAAATTATATACCTTATATAATGTTTACTGCAAGTTTATTGCAATGCTGCCTGTAATAAAGTGTTGAATTGTTCTGGGGTCAACACTATTCTCCATTGTCCTCCTCTAAACCTGACCATGCTGGCAACGAAGTCCACACCTGCATTTTCACGTTGCGTTTCCACTTCTCTAGGTTTTACAAGACAAGCTTTTGATTTGTCTTTCCAATCGCATATCTGCACTACACAATTTGGTATTCCATAAATATCTCCAACATCTCCAGGAATCCCTGCTGATAAATTACGTTGACATTCAAAACCAGTAACTTCTGTTAAAAGTTCTGCTGCCTCTCTCTCAGCTTTATCTCCTTTACGTTTTTGTGGGTTACTCATGCTTGTAATTCTTGTAATCTTTTTTTTAAATTTTCAAACCTAACACAATATTCTTTATCAGATATTTTTTCATCAAACCATAAATCTGAAAGATGTCCTATTTCATTATTTATTTTTGTTATTAAATACTTTTTTCTTCGATCAAGTTCTTTATAAAGACATTTCATTTTTTATTATCCCATTTTCTTTTAATTTTATTGTTTAGCTGTTCTTTTTTCATCATTGATATTTTAAAAAAAAGAATATCAAGATCTTCAATTATATTGTCAAAATCTGCCTGTTCTGACATCTCCAATGATCTTTGGAAATTAACAATAGAAGCTCTGATAAGTTTTAGGTCATGTCCTGAAACATCAAGTATGTATCTCATAGTGAAAAAATAGATAATTGTTCAATAATATCGGGAAGTTTGCCTTCATCTCCCCATTGATCTGCCATAGCTGATGCTATACCAGTGAAAAATTTACTTCTCTTCTTTGATATGACATCTCTATCAGCTTTACCATCTCCCATCCACCATGTTTTTGATTTTTCCTTTGCTGGCAGAATTTTTGTTTCCTCGTAAACATTATTTGTCTGTTTCAACAATGGTAAATTTTTTAACCAAAGACAGGTTTTTTTATACTCTTTATGTCCAAACTCATATGGTTGAATCATCTGATCTGCCACTCTGATATGTGATGAGATAACTGATACAGGATTTTCAATACAAATATAATCTATCGGTGCGTCCATCAATATCCTTACAAAATCAAGTGCCTTTTTTCTGAGATGCAAAGGTTTCTTACCCTCTGTAAACCATCTTGCACCTGTATTGGCAAGATGAGTACAGGGAGGATGTGCAATCATCATTTTCCAACCTTCATCTAAATGTTCAAGAACATCTCCCTTAATATGCTGACCTTTGGATTCTGTATCTAAAATATCGCAAGACCAGACATCATTACCTTTTGCTGCAAAGGCATCTCTGACAATGCCAGAATATTCACAGGCAACTAATACTTTCATCTTTTAGTCCATTCATCAATAAGTTTTCTTAACTCAGCTATACGTTTCTGAGCAGCTTCTATTCTTTGTTCTTTAGTCATTGTTTCAACTCTTCCATAAGATCAGTAATCTGTTCTTTGGTATAGCCAAACTGGTCTATCAGTTTGTTATATGCAAAGTATCTATTCATTCCATTTTTTGAAAACAAACCGCTTACACATTCACTTTCAAAACTTTTCACAATCCATTTAGATTTAATGTTTAATTTTTTACAAAACTCATCATCTTTTCTTGGTATCCAAAATTCATATGTTGTTTCAGACTCAGGATCATAAAAGACCTGACCTTCATATGGATTACTTGGAAATTGTGGCATTAAAATAACTCCTGTTTTGATTCAAACTTTGTCCATGCTTCCTGCCATGCAGCTTCGCATCTTTCAGTAGGTTGGTCATTATTTAAAATACACCTACCTTCATAAGCCCAGATCGTATTACATACATCTGGTACTAATCCATAGTTTAATTTCAACATTTCAATGTAACAACCAAGTTGTTTATCAGTTGAATAAGGTTCTTTCCAATACATATCAACATCTTCAAGATGAATCATTCCATCTTTACCACGTTTCCTTATGTCATATTTGGAGTTACCTTTGGTTTTTAAATCAATCAATCTGATCTTGTCAGCCTTAGTATCGTAGCCTAATAAATCAAGCTGACCGCCAACTGATTTATCTGGTATAGACATCATAAGTTCAACAGCCATTGGTTCAAAATGTGTGAACAATTCATGGTCTAACAATGGTGTAACCCATGCTTCGTAGTCTTTGGGATCAATCTCTCCACTACCAAGCATCTTTTCTTGTAAACACTCATGTACTGTTTCTCCTCTGGGCTGCCATATATATCTATAGGCTTCAATATTTTCTTTAGCTTCTTCTGTCAGTTCATTACAAACTTCTGTTGTAGAAAAAGCAAGCCATCTCTGATGAGTCTCATCAAAGTATTTGTGAGTCTCTTGATCTCTGAAGATAGCAAGTGGTTTAAGCAATTCGATAGTTCTCATTTGGAAAGTTAGATTGGAAAGTCTTTAGGATCAATAATTTCTATTTTCTCCCGTTTTTTGGGTGGTTGTTCAACCCTAGCAAGATTTCTATATTTGACACCTTGATAACCTTGCGGAAATGCTTTGTTACCTTTGGTGTTGTTTACACACTCTGTCCATCCTGGGGGTGGGATGTCTAAATCTTCAAGAGTCCACATCATACGGTCAGGATTCTCAGGATTAGGTTTTTTTAAACCATCTTTTAAAAGTTTGATTAGAGATGTTTGGTCAAATAATCTTTCCATTATTCAAACCCTCTCTCTGCTGTAAATACTCTTGATGCAGGATGATTATTTTTTTGTTCTTCTGGTTTAAAGGATTGCTTAAGTGGAAATAAGTCCCTCCAGCCACCTGCTATAGCGTTCTCAAGAGCTTGTTTCCTGTCTTGTGTAGGAAATGACCTTAACTTCTTAAAGATGCGGTTAGCAACGCTTGTAGAACAAGTTCCCTTATTTTTATATCTGATACTCCACCATTCAACTAAAAGATCAGAGTAATCTTTAAGATCGTCAGGTATTAAATCTGCTGTAATTGTTGGAGAACTGAAAACATCTGCAGACAACACAGGAGCATTTTTTCTTCTGGACTTGGTTTTCATATCCTTTCTAATCAAGATTCTGAGATAAGCTGACCTTGATGTTTCTTCATCTCTGTTCTGATCGAGCCATTCAATAAGGTCTGGATCAAGAAACATGGTAATTTTGGTTTTTGCCATTCATACTGACTAACTATTATTCATTATTAGAGCATGACATCGTATGTGTCAAGAGGTTGTTACTGATGCTATATAATTAAATTCTTGCAAAATCCATTCATTATATTAATATAAGTATATATAATATAATTATCTATATATAACTACTTATATACTCTATAAAAAAGTATATATAATATAAAAATATATATAATATTATTATATTCTTTTTCTTTTGGTTCTTTTCTTTTTCTTAATTTCGCCATTCATTACCAGGTTATGACTATGTGATATACTACTTATGTATATCGCCATTCATTATGAACAAAAACTTACAAAGAATCTGTGTAGCTGTTGATATAGATGAATATGAAGAGTTAAAAAAATTTTCAAGATCTGGTTTATCTACTGGATTTTTAATCAGGGAAGCTATACATGATTTATTAGTAAAACTCAGAAAAGATTAAGTTTTTGAATATTTACCTTTTTCTATAAACCAATCAAATTTATCGACCATCTTTTTACAATTCTGGCATTGTAATGCTGACCAAGATAAGTGATATATCTGACCTGAAGAATTACACTCAGGGCATTTAATTACTGCACCTGAGTATCTTTTACATCTTGAGTATCTTGTTATTGGTACAAAACTAGGTTCATAATCTTCTATTGGTTCGGGTAAAGATTTTTGTATTTGCGGTTTATAAATAATATATGGTTCATCATAATCGTCATACATATATGAATTTTCTTCCCACCAATTATCTATCAAACTTTTATCATTAATCAAGCTATAACCTTCATCTGATTCTGAACATATATCAGCATAATATTCTATAAAATCATCTAAAAATTCTGGTAATAAATTAAATTCTTTTGCTATTTCTTTAGCTTTATCTTCACAATGTTCATAAAATTGTTCAGATAAATATTCGTTATCTTTTTGTTCCATAACAATATCTGGTAATGGGTTATCAATCATTAATTATTCTCCATAGGAAATTTTTTATTTTCTATATCCCAAGCAAGTTGAGATATATATTGGTAAATATCTTTACCTCTATAATCTTCAAAAGGTTGCCAAGCCATTTCTTCTAAAGTTTTAAATTGATCTTCAGTTTCTAAATCATAAAAATCTGGATCTAATTCTTCAGATAGATAATGACCTGATGCCCAAATAAAACATCTTTGTTGATAAGTTAAATCTTTCATTTTTTAAAATCCTCCTCTTCCCACTCATCAAAACCTTCTTTCTTAGCTTCATCTTCATCTACTTCTAAACATTCGTCATATTCCCAATCTCCATATCCACCCCACCCAT